ACCTTTTCAGAAGCCTTGATGTAATCTGTATCCGATTCAATCATATCATCGGCTTCAGTCTTTAAAATATTTAATTCAAACGGCTCCCAACCAAACTGAGTCAACTCTTCTTGACTCATTCGACCAGTATAGTAAAGCCATTTGTTTCTATGAAGAACAGACAACTCGCTATTCATTCGTTTTAACTTTAGTTTCTCATCCATAAACATAACCAAATATTTGTTGTGTAGTTGAGGAGTTCTGGAAGACTCTGCATCAAGAGCAGTTTGATCAATATCCAGATCCTTTTTAATCATTACTTTTAATTCATCTAGGTTCATAATATTATTATACACCAAAATTAAGGTGTATCAAGTCGTTCTATAGTATATCCTGTGTGCGCAAATTTAACTGTGGCAATTGCTTCGGTGGAAACTGGGGCGTTTACCACAAAATTAATTCCACTTACGTATTGTGGAAATACGTGTTTAAAGTGAACTTTGATTTTAGGTTGATACGAACTGTTTGTAATTAACAGAGTTGCGTCTGTTGTTTTGGTTAATTGACCCGGTGTATCAGAATAATACGGCAAAGTATTGGAATCGTCATAATAGTTACCAGCAGTAGCAATCCAATTTTGAAGTTCGATCCAATTGTTTAAATTTTCGTCTACACGAAAAGTTAATTCTAAATCCTCAAAACGGAAAGCTCCGGTTGGAACTTTAACTGGATGGCCTAAAGTTGTTGGCTGATCCACAACACCAAATCCAATACCTGGTAGATTTGCACTTTGGCAAAAGTAAACCAAATTGGGAACTCGATCCATTACAAATTGAAAATAATTTATTAGTAATGGATTACTGGCGTCGTTACATGCTGATGTCATATTAATATTTATGTAAACGAAAAGGGCTCCCTTTTTAGGGGGAGCCCTTAGCGTTAGTTTTAGTTAAGGTTTAGATCAGAGACCGAAACCAGTGTTACCGTGGAGATTGGTGACCTTGAAGATACGGTAGTATTGATTACCAACAGTGTTGCTTCCGAGAGCATTGATGTCGGTAGTCTCGGCGAATGGATTGGCTACCATGCCGTAACGAGTCTTAAAGCCAATCTTGGGTTGGAAAGTGCTAGTATCGACTGCACGTACCATTTGTAGCGGAACGTATGGGCAGTAGAATACGCCAGCATCGTATGGGCTTGCGCCACGATATCCAACCATGCAGAAGTCAACGCCTAATTGAGCGTATGGATCAATGTAGACCTTGAACTTGCCGTTTAGGATACCAGCAAAGGTATTGCCGGTGTCATCAACTTCTAGTTGGGTTTGTAGAGCTGGGGTGAGGTTTAGGAATCCACCCATGGCGAGAGCTGAAGCTACGTCGCTTGAGCAAACAATGAAGTTGCCCTTACCACGACGAGTTTCCTTGGCGATGGTGTTGGCTTCACGTTCGATTTGGAACATGAGACCACGGAAGCGTTCTGCACTCCAACGACCGTCAGAGTCGGTGTTTAGATCGTAGGTACCTTGAGTGGTGATATCTTCTTGGAAAGCACCAGTCTTGGCAGTACGGTATAGAGTATAGATTAGCTCGCGGTTGATTTCGTTGAGAATTTCGGTGCTAAGAATGTTAGCAAGTTCGCTCTCAGCGTCAAGACCGTGAACAGCCTTGAGGTCTTGTGCTAGCTCAGTGGTGTACTCAGCCTTTAGAGCGCGAGTACGAGCTTCTACTGCTAGACGCTCAATACTGAATGCCATTTCGTTGAAAGATTTGGTGCTTGAACCTAGTTGTTCGCCAGCATTGGTTAGTAGACCACGGAAATCATTCATAGAGAATGTGGTACCACGAACGTGGTTGGCAAAACCAGCAGATGCGCCTACAGGATTGATACCACCGGTAGCTGAGAATGCAGCACCAGCTGAGGTGTTACCTGAACCGCCGAACTTAGCAAATACTTCTTGGAAGAGAGCTTCGCCGCTTGCGCCGTTAGCATCACCCTTGGCTTGGCCTTGGGTGCCTTGGCTGGTGTAGCGTGAACGCATAGCAAAGATGAGGCCGGTTGGTGCACTCATTGGTTGAACACCAGCTAGATCGTAGGCCATTAGGTTAGGCATACTACGACGAACTAGGCTGATTAGGATTGGGTCATAACCTGCGATGCCGCTTGAAGCTGCACCTACTTGACCGGTTGAAGGATTGCCACCCATGGCGTTGTTAGGACCTTCGATTAGATATTGCTCACGAAGAGCCTTTTCTTGGTTCTCTAGTAGTTGGGCAGTGACCTTCTTCTTGTACGAATCTTGAATCTCTGGAATAGCCTCGTGATTTAGTAGAGGGTTCCATTTTTCTACGAGTGTATCGTAGGGGGTTGTGTTGTTAAAGTCCATTGACATTTTAAGTTTCTCCTTGATTTAAAGTTATTTATATTTTAGTAAGTTTTGGCTTGACGTGACAGAGCATTTACATATACAGACATTGGGCCTTCAGATGCTACTGCAACGTTCCTTTGTTCTGTAAGTGTTTCCATTTCTTGGGCAGCTACGGGTGCGGCCTTAAGATAATTTTCCTTGAGAATAGTGAGTTTGTTTTGGAACTCTTCTGGGCTGTTGAATTCTACGCTCTCAGCTAGAGAAGCAAGTCTCTCAGCGTCTACTTGAGATAGATCAGCAACAGTTTCTAGGAAGATGGTGCGAGCACGACCAGCAGCAATCTCTTTGTTGAGATCTACATTGGCCTTGATTTGCTCGTTTAGTGCGTCTTCTAGTTGGCTGTTCTCGTTGAAAAGATCTTCTAGAATATCATGCTTCTTTTCTGGAACTTCGATGTAGTGGGTTTCAAACAAACTCTTTAGACCACCGATAAAGCTTTCAGCGATCTCGGTACGAATACCGGACTCTACAGCAAGCTTGTTCTCTTTGACCCATTCTTCTACAACGTAGCTTAGATACTCGTCTAGACGGGTAGCTAGTTCGTTTACAGTCTTGCTGACTTCTTCTTCAATGATGGCAGCACTCTCACGAAGAACTTGCTCGCGGATAGCGGTGGTTCTCTCGTTAAGAGCAGCTTCAAAAACTACAGAAGCTTTGTTCATAAATTCTTCTGAAAGATCTTCGCCACCAAACAAAGAAACGAGGTGTTCGTTCATGCTCTTCTCTTCTTCTTGTTCAGCTCCAATTGGTTCTGCCATTTTTTGTCCGGAGTCTTGACCAGCACTTCCTGGACGAAGGCTCATTTGATTGCGTTGAGCAAGTCCTTCCATAGAACTGGTGTCTAGTGTACCAAGGAAAGCACCCTTTCCAGTGGCATCAAAAGTGCCTTTACCGGTTGTGTCGTGAACTATAGGTCGTTGTTGTTGTGTCTTTTTCATTTTATTTTTCCTAATACTTGTTTATTTATAATTTACTAAGTTTTAACGTTTTTATTTCATTCTTCCCAATGAACGAGGATCATACAAAGCAGCAGTCATTAATTTAGCTGGTTCTTCTGTGGTTGCGTCTGCCCATTGTTGGGCTAAATTAGCACCTGCAACAAAAGGTTGAGCTAATACCGAACCGCCCGGTAATTTTGCAATACCTCCAGCAAGCATGCCTGCTGCATTAGCTGCGGTTTGTAATGGATTTATTCCACCAATAGCAGCTTTATAGTATTTCATACGATCTTCAATGCCTTGGTTAGAAAATCCCAGACCACCCAATCTGCCTGTTGTTGCTGCCATCACTTCTTTTGGAGGAGTGCCCATTAAAGCAGATGCAGTTGCTGCGTCTCTAACATATCCAAGTTGTCCAGCTACATTTTTAACTTTATCCCATGTGGTATTGCCAAGGGGATCTGGACGGGTAAATTTACCACCAGCTCTCTTACCCCTGCCACTACCGGCTCCACCACCGGCACCACTGGCTTGTTCTAATAAACTCTTAAGAGTTCCTGGTTTAAATTTTAAATTGTACTCATTCATTTTGGTTATTTTAATTTGTTTAGGAAATCTTCAAACAGTCTGATGCCTTTAGACTCTAATTGTCTAGCAGACGCTCTGGAAAGTTCTCGATGGTATTCTTCAATTTGACGTTCAACTAACATGCCGTTATCCCAGATCCACTCTTTGCCTTCCATGATGCCGTTTACAAACGCATTAGGAGCTGAAGGATCTGCAACAATGTCTACAGCAGAAAGCATGAAGTCAGGTTGAACTTCATTATATCCGTTTTTGGCTTTTAATGAACCCATACCACGAGTTGAAACTCCAAGACGAGCACCTTCATTGATAAGATTTTTAACAATCTCACCCATGGGAGTACTCATTACTTTAGCTTTACCGTAAACGTCTGAACCATCACATTTAAACTCTTTAATAATGATAGCAACTCGATCCAGATTTACTGTTGGGCCTGCTGGATGGTTCAGTTCACCGAAAGCACGGCTGTTATTTACAAACTCTTTGGTGTAACGATTAACTTCATTTAACAGAATGTGTTTTGGGTACATTCTTTTGTTTCGATTGAGGGTATCAGCTTGCATGAAAGTACCTTCAATGAAATAATTTTTACCACCGTCAGCAGCTGCTTCGGTTAAAAACTCTACTTGTTCAACTGTCTCGGTTATTAGTTTCATTGATTTCAGTCTTTCTCTTCTTCTGAATCTTCGCCATCTTCTTCTGAGTCCTTATCTGCTTCCTCATCTTCTTCTTCTTCGGACCCACTTTCTTCTTCTTCCTCAGATTGCTCCTCGTCCTCGGCTTCATCCTCATCTTCTCCTTCAATAGCCTTACCGATAGCGTCACGGCGGTTCTTTAGGTACTTGTCAGTGCTGTCAGTGTCTCCGTCATTGTCAACATCGTCGTCTTCTTTTCCGACAGGATCTAATGCTTCAAAGATGCTGGGAGCAAATTCTTCAAATTTTCTTTCTAGAGCATCAGCGAGTTTTTGGTTTAGTTGATTATTGAGAACTTCTTTGGCTTGTGCCAGATTCTCATTAACAACTAAATTTATGAATGATTGTAGGTTTTGACTGTTTTCCATAATTTTCCTTACTTTTTATTTTGAGCTTTTGCTAATTTCAAGATTCTGTTAAAAGATTCTTGAGATTCTGAGAGTAATTTTACCATTAGTTCTTTGTTATCATTATTTAGACTTTCGTGTAGTTTACCTACCATTTCTCGCTCCACTGGGCTTAGAATACCAATATTTCCATCTCTTAGCTTATAAGCACTTTCTGGTAAGAATTTTACAGAAACTGGAGTTGGTGTAGGTGCAGGAACGACAGCTGGTGGTGCTGCCTGTTCTACACTTTCTAATAGTTTACCGGTTTCAATACGGTAAATTTCTTCCATGATAATAGAAGCTCGATGTTGTAATTCTTCTTGTAGAATTGCTTTGAATTTATCTGCATGGCCTCTAAGAATCATGGTTACCAACTTTTCTGGGATGCTCATTGTGGTGCTTCCTCTTCTGGAGCTTGTTCTTCTTCTGGCGATTCACCAGACATCATTTGTTGGTACGCCTGCATCTCTTGGGCTTCTAATTGTTTTTGCATTTCTCTGTTTATTTGAGCATCAATCTCTAAAATTTCTTCTTCAGACTGCTTTAAGAAATTCTTTCGGATGTATTCACCAGAGAAGAATCTACCAATGTAAGGAGTTACTGCAGCAATAATGTCTAATCGTTCTCTCAAGATATCATTATTTTTTAATTCAGTAAAGTAAGAATCGTTATTGAATCTGAAAGTAATGTCTTGATTGATTCTGTTCCAGTCTTCCTCACTCATAATTCCCTTAAGGATCACTTGAGTTTTTAGAATGTCTAGGAATATGGTGCAGAAACGGTGGCGTAGACGATCAATAAATTTATTAAATCTGACTTCATCTCGGGTGATTTCAGCAGATCGACCCATGTTGAAACCACTCTCGCCCATCATTCTGGAAAGTGGAACGCCTAATGCTCTGAACAGTTTTTGTTGCAGGTACAGAACGTCTTCCATCTGACCAAGGTTTTGGCCACCGTCTAGGGTGCTGATTTCTGTGCCACGACCACCTTCACGGCGAGGCATCCAAAAATCTTCAAGCATGCTCATGTGGTTGCG